AGCGGATATTTCAGTGAGGCCATATTTCATATGTCCAGAAAATTCCATATTGTCGGTATGGACATCTGTGGCATCAGCGTACGGTGAGGACGACGGAGTTGGAACAATTTCTGATCCGTTACCAACATCCCTACCAACTGTCTTTGTCTTAACATCTTGTTTATTATCATTAATTTTAGTTGAATTTTCCATATTTATTGAGCTTGAACGAATTTTGAATATTTAAACCTTCATGTGGCGCTTGATCATCATGGACTCGCCAAATCCATGACCTAAATTGTTTCACTAACATTTGGAATCGAATGAGCGATTGATCAGTATACAGTCGCTAACCATATAGCCTAAAAAACACTATCATCTACACTAATGGCCCAATTGGGAACATAATCGCGGGCTGCAAACCTTGCCATATCATAAGAATCATGTACAGGGAAGGCTAAAAGCATACATTTCCTGTAATGAAACTCGTTTACTACTTCATGGAGTTTATTGTAATTCTCCATGTAGTACTCGAAACCGTGCTGTGATGATTCACGCAAAACAACATCATGCACAACATCAAAATGATCTTCATCCTGTATCTTCTTCTTTTTCCAATTGAGCATATCACCAATACTTGTCTTGTCAAGGGGTGCGCAAAGCCAAGAGCCATCCCACCTAAATCCTCGTTTGATAAATTGTGTATCTGTCAAACTCTTACCAACGGGAATACCATCCTTTGTTGCACTGGTGTACACCATGCCATAAAGTGCAAAGTGTTCAACAACATCTTCGGCGCGAACTTGATGTTTATCGTCAAACGACCAAATATTGTCATCACCATAGACACCAAGAGAAAAAAAAATTATCAACATCAAGTAGGGCAGCAGCTCCAAACTTCGCATAAATGAAGCTATGAAACAAGAACATGTTGTACATGGAATTAATGATGCTTGTTGCTGGGTGCCCAGAAGGCAGAGAGCCAGTTTTTTTGTACAACTGACCACACAAAAATGAATCACCACCAAGATGTGTAGTATCATAAACGTCCTTGCACAAACCTTGCATGATTTCAACATCGCCAAGATGTGACATCCTCATGCACAAATGGTCAAGCAATGCTTTCAGTACAAGAGGATGTTGTCTCTTATCAAACTGTTTGAAATCTCCATCAAAGATGGGTGTACCATACTTCGAGAGACCTGACGCAAATTGCGCCCATTCTTCTGAATAGGGGTTGATGCCTATCATACCACCATGTAAAAGTCGCGTCCTCATGAACTCACCCGTAAACATACCAAAATATTTGCGCCAAAGCAAAGTGTAGTGTACAGGTGCACAACTCAAAAGTCTTGTTTGACAATTAGCAACCTTGCTCTGTGGCAGGGTCTCAGCTTTAAGAGCGCCTCTGTATATCACGTTGGTGTGCCCCTGCATGTAAAGCTCAGCAAGCTCATCCACATCACTAAATATCTTCTTTGCATCTGGACTCTCCAGAGTATAGACCGTTTCACCAAATGCTTTACGTTTATCATGTAAAGACAAACAGTAAGGGTAACCTGGTGATGTACCTCTGTTTATGGGCTGCACATATTTGTGTTCATTACCCATAACCATTTCCTCATTAGTGAGTTTCCTCAACTTATCAATATCTATGAACGTGAAGATGCGATTGACTGTAAACCGCGCAACCAGATCATAATGCTTTGGAATGTTGTCAGCAAAATCAACATTAGTTGCTTCTATAGCTTTAACCATAGGGTCAACCAAATTTCCATCAACATAGCGTGGTCTCAAAGCTGCAACTGCATTTGAACTCTTCTCAATCGCACCAGAGTACACAGTCCTAACAATACCAGGATCTCCAGAATTGAAAACGGGCGTGGCCTCACCCACAAATGTTATAGAACCTTGAGCACTAATGTAAGGCTCAAAATCATCTAAAAACATGGGTGTGTAATAGGCTGAGACATCTGAACCACCACTATGAATACCCAGGATCCTCTTCTGATTTGAAGCGTTTGAGCGTATTACCAATGACCCACAATCACCATTCTCTGTGAGAGCATCATACTTGACAAGAGACACATTAATACCACCCATAGCATTGGAATAGTGTTTCTTAACTTCACCACCCTCTGAGTAGTGTAACGTGCCTCTATCACCTTTAAGCAACAATACATGTCCTCTTTCAATACGTGTCTTTTTACGCATGTGGGGCCGTAAATCGCGTACATTTTGTAAGCTTACCTTGAGCGTCTCGATTGCAAGATCACGAACACAATCATTTTCTCTAAATGGTCCAACCACAACACCAACATCAAGGTCATAGCGTTGTCCGAGCCACTTAAAGTAAAACTTAATGTTATGGGCACGCATCTGGTCAACAAAGTGGTATGAATAAGCAACTGTTCTATGATCTACTAGGACTACTCTACCAACCACCTTCTCCATCCCATTGTAATCACATAGCATAGGTGTTATGTGTGATGAAAGAGCAAATGCAACTTGGTCATTCTGGGCCACAATTGGACTTTCTGATTTATGCTTCTTTAAGCCACTTGGTAAAAGTGACAAAAGAGCCTTAACAAGGGCGCAAATCACTGTTACCTGTATACAAAGTGGGGCAAACTTCTTCACTTTGGAAACAACACTTGTTAACTTACTAATGTTTTTCCTCATTTTGTCACCAACTTTTGCGATGTTGCCCACTGCACGCACAACTGTAACAACGCCAACAGCCGCTAAGACGTTCACAATACCAGATTGAGCTTCAACATTTTGCTCATGGGTCCTAGAGTCGCTCTCTTCTTGTTCATTGACAATAGTTTCCACAACTTTTGAAATATGTTTCTCCATGTTGACTCTACGATTGTAACGCTGGCGAACTTGTTTAAGAACATCAAACACTGACATAGCGTCTCCCGAAGCTGAACCTAAGTTGAAATCATAATTGCGAAAGGTCCAATTGGGCTTGTCACAATTAAGATCACCATCCAGATGCATCTCAAGAGCAATATCGTACCTCCGTAGGACAGCACTAGGACAATGGACTAATCCTCCTAGATTAAAGGCATTCTCATCATTAGTCGTCATGATGATGAACCTAGATGTGAAGTAGCATTTACCCTTAGAACTAAGTGTTGCCATATTGAGTGGAAAAGGCCATTGATTGCACGCACGTATAAAGGTCATGACTTCATTGTCAGGACTTCCTGCCACAAGTTTGGCTTGACCAAAATCATCAAAAGCACATATAGGCTGTCCTCCATAACCCTCCCAATATTCGGATGTGCCCTTACAGAACAACATCTTATCATCAGATTGCCATTGGTCACGCTCCTCTTGTGTGCACAAATTGCGCGCGATATAACGAGCTAACACACGTGAGAAAGTACTCTTACCACATCCTGGTGAACCACGTATGACAATCACAAGTGGTTCCATCCTAGTTGCTCCTGAAGCGGCAGGAAAAATAGATGCTATGTCAGCAAGGGCTGCATTGCCCTTAGCTACGACAATCGCATTAAAACCAGACTTATGTACACTGGCTAACTTGATCCCAGTCATGACTAAGGCGTCATAAGATGACCTAACAGAAGACTCACAGGGAGACAACTTTTCAGCCATTATTTTCGCACAAAAAACGCGCACACATGACAACCAATTCTCTATCTCTTTCTCATTAGCACGAACTAGAGTTATCTGCTCCCTGTTAAATAGCCTAAGGACCATGTTACATATCGTTTCAATGCCAACAACTGACCCCTCAAGCATTGACTGTACACCACGAGTCAATTTCTCATGGTCAGCAACCCTCCTATAAAGTCCAACTCTCTTACCGAGTATGAATACGATAGCGGCAGTCAAAGACTTGCCGACAAAACCACTCTCAGCCTCAATTTCTTCAATGGAGAAAGGTTCAAGGCCATTATCTTCATCTAAGGACGATGCTGAGAGTATGTTAGATATGTCTTCAAGCATATCGTCAGATTGCGGGATTTTATCAAAAAGACTCTCATGTTCAGCATTGAATTCTTCCTCAAGTTCTCGAATCCGATTAAGGAGTTCTTTCTCCCTATCTTCATAATCCTCAAAAGCACATCGCGTACTAAATCGATACTCGTTCATCTTACTACGCAATGTAGTAATTTCAGAATCAAGATTCTGATACCGCTCAAATGTTGATTTCCTTATTCGCGAACCACACTGAGTGATAACATAAGGATCACCTGTATATGTGCTCTTGGAAATATACCTTCTTGCATAGGGTGTCATGATTTGCATTGCAGTGAATACACGCAGCATTCTTGTGGTTGGGCCCACTTTACCAAACACCCTACGCATAATATCGGTCACCAAACGCACAGTTAATCCAAGCAAAAGGATGTAAACAACAACTGCAAGACAAGAGTTCTTCTCAAGGATGTTGTCAAGGCCACCAACAATGGCATTCACAGCATTTGTGATTGATGAGTACAAACACTTATCTATCCTCGGGACTCCTTGAGCTTCAACTTCTTCTGCGGAAGTATCAATAGAAGTGGTATTAGCGTTTCCATTACCACACCAAATGTGTTTATAGCGATCTTTAATCTCGTCAAGATCGTAACACACATGGTAGATAGTGATGGGTTCAAGACCATACTCAACACCATCATCGCGACACATTATAATTTTGTCAACACGAGCCTCACAGGCTCTCCTGACAAGTCCACTCACAGACTTCATCCACTTAGATTCAACCATATTTTTAAGGATTTTTGTGCAATATTGTGGACCAGGAAGAGGAACTTCACACTGTTTATACTTACGAAATGGTGATGTCAAAATCATCATTTCATTAAAAGAGAGACAATTTCTGATTTGGTTATACATGGTGTGTTTGGTTTAGTGTTAGGACACGACCCGGGCTTAACGATCACCCAACGGATGGAAACAGAATCACATAAGCGCTGAATACGGTCAGCTCCTACAGTTTTGTAGACTACCACGGCTAAGTGGAAACTGAATAACTAGCAAGAATTTAAATAATCCACATTCCCGATTACCTTAAAGTTAGGCGGGCCCTAACAACACACATTAATTCACCATTGTCAGATGCGTAAACATCCCAATGAATGAACCAAGGAATGTGAGGTGGCTTGAATGTTCTGATAATGACAACCATACTTAAATAGTACATCGTATGAATTACATTCTACTTACAAGACATCGAACGTGAAATCAAGACATCACATAAAACCACCATAGGATTAAACACCAATTAAAAGACATATATCAAATGATAAAATGGTAAATATAAGGCACGATTCAGCACCAGAATTCCTTATACTGCACATGAAGCACGATTCAGCACCAGACTTCTCCATGTGCATAACCATTTCAAACGAAGCTAATGTAAAGTTTGGGGTTATGTTGGGTTAGATAAAAGCAAAAAAGCACATGCTTTAAAAAATAAACCAAGTGGAGCGACCAAATGGGCATACGTATACACAAGTATGTTAGCCCTTGATAAGTAGCATTAAAGAAACAGACCAAGCGGAGCGACTAAATGTGCAGACTGTATGCACAAGTGTGTTAGCCCTTGATAATAAGCTTCACCACATGTGAGAAAAACGACGTTGCAAGTCACCT